TAAAAGAGAATTTAAATGGGATCTGGAACGGAATTAAGCAACTTGCACAAAATGCATGGGAATTCATCAAAAACGCTACACTTGCACCAGTACTATTGATGATTGATCTGGTGACTGGAGATTTTGAAAAATTAAAATCGGATCTGGAGAATATTTTAAATAATATCAAAAATGCAGTTGCGAATATTTGGGATTCCATCAAGGAGATTACATCAAATATTTGGAATGAAATTAAAAATGTGGTATCCACATTGGTATCTCTGGTAAAAGAAACTGCGATCAGTGGGTTTGAAGCATTACGAGATGGAATTAAAAATGCAATCCGGGAACTTCCGAAAATTGTAAGTGATATTTTCGAAAAAATTGGATCCACAATTTCCGGGTGGATCGATAATGCCTGGGAATGGGGAGCGGATTTTATCAATGGATTGAAAGAAGGGATATTATCCGGAGTCCGCGGGATTGTGGATGCAGTGAAAGGAATCGGAGATAAGATTCGATCCTTTTTACACTTTTCAAGACCGGATGAAGGACCTTTGAGAGATTATGAAACATGGATGCCGGATTTTATCGATGGAATGGTAAAAGGAATCAATGAGAATGTGTACAAGGTTTCCAATGCGGTAAAAAGAGTTGCCAAGACGATGAGTGAGAGTATGTACGGAGGAACTCCAGCTCTGGCAAGTGCTACACAGACTAACATTGTTTTGAACAATAATGTCGGTGTGCAAATTGGAAATCAAAAGCTTGATTCTTATATTGTAGAAACAGCCAAAAAAGGATTTACATCTCAAGTACATCACACAAAAAGAGGAAAGGGGAGACGGT